AGGATCTAGTACAAACATCAGCTTAAGAATTGATCACGTTCATTCAACTCAGCAAAGAAATCCTGATCGCTTACAGCAAAGAATTCATAGCGTTGTAAACCTTGCTGTCCTACCATTTCTGGATAGCCTTTATCGTATAACACGACATTGCGCACACCCATTAATTCAAAGAGCTTATTTCCTACCACTTCTAGCGATTCATTACGAGCGTACAAACGCTGTAAATTACGTACCTGACTGGCTGGATACTGCTCTGGATTCTCAGGATCAAAGCAAATACCTCTTATGCTCATTTGTACATCATTGGTTGTGATATACTCTTTAACTGTTCCACGACGCTTAGTTCCTACGGTTGCCGTTTCTTCAATAGTTTTAGACTCTGCAAAAGACACCAGTGGCTCGTTAGGTAGCTCATAAATATTGCCATCGCTATCTCGCAACTTCAATGTCATGAAATAGCGGTTGCCATTCAATAAGTCTGCACTGATATTATTGAGGTCAGGAAATATGAACAGCCTTTTGTTATTTTCCCACCACGCAGGAAAAGCAGGACCTACATAATCAAAGTGCGCTTTGGCAACCAGTTCTTTTATATTAAATACTGCCATTAGTTTGTTTGCATTTGGTTCACACTATTAACAGCTCTCAACAACTCTTCCTGTACTTTATCACCTAACTGTCTTACACCTTCTTTTGCATTAGATACATGTATCTCTACTTTATCCTGTAGCTTACCGATGTGCACAGTGATGTTGGTCATCTTATTACCACCTGACACTATACTATCGCCTTTGGACTTGTCTTTATTTTTGTCCTTGTCTTTATCCTTATCAGGATCAAGTAATGAATCAAAAACTGTCGTTTGCGGTTTTGCAAATACAGGCATTTTAGGTTCTTTAACGGTAGGAACGATCTCTGTATCTCCTACCATTGCAACACCTTTATTATACCCTTTACCAAATTCTGCAAATGCTAATTTTCCATTCTCAAATGCTTTCTTTGCAGTGTCTTTACCCATCAAATCTTGAGAAGCTTTCTTTCCCAACTCCATAGCTTTAGAAAAATCACCTTTTATAAAAGCTAGTAGAGCACTACCTAAACCTGTAATACCTGATATCAATTCTTTGAATCTCTCAATGACATAAGTCTTGATCGTTTCTCCTAGACCTTTCAGCACCTCCCAAACTCCCATAATGGAACCTCTAAACCAGTCAAACTTATTCCACATCACCATGACAATGGCGATCAAAGCTGCAATACCTATTATCACTAAAGAAATAGGATTCATAGCCATTACAAAGTTGAAGATTGCCGTGGCAGCTGTAGCAATTTTCACCGCTGCTACGTATGCATAAAACTGAATATTAAAGAGTAGCATAGAACCAGTCGCAAGCGCATAATTAACTCCTAAAGCGAGAATCACACCACCCATAAATACAAGTAATGGAGTCGCCTGACTGATCCATTGTACCATAGAACCTAGATAGGTAACAAACGGTAAAATGTTATCTACAACCGCAATTCCTATATCTATTAATGGCGTTAACCAATTAATTAACTTTTCACCAACTATACCAGCAGTATAGGAAAGTTTACCCATAAGAGTACTCCATTTACCACCAGCAGTCTCAGCCATTTTATCTGCCATTTTGTTATAACGCCCACCTTCAGAAGTTGCTAATCTCATTGCTTCAGTAACCATATCTGCACTAATAGCACCTTTTTCCATGTGCTTTTTAAGTTCTAACATGGATATTCCTGTCTGATCCGAAATGACTGTAAGAGGATTAAAACCTTGATTGATCAATTGTAGTAGATCCTGACCCATCAAACGACCAGTAGATTTAATTTGAGAAAAAACTAAGGATAATCCTGAGAGCCGCGTTTCACTACCCATAGCTATATCACCTAGCATCTTCATATTACTCATTATTTCTTCTTGAGCAATTCCAAAACCAAGCATCATCTCAGCTCCTTTATTAATAGAATCGTTAGAATAAGGAGTAAAGTTTGCGTAGGCTGTTAATTCATTGTACAACTTAGTTGCATTTTCAACACTACCTGTTAATACTTCAAATTTCACCTTGAGCTGTTCGAGCTCGACACCTTTTTGAGCAACTGTTTTAATCGCTCCCCATGCGGCAAACGCAATACCAGCTCCTACGATCATTGTTTTTAATGATCCTAATGTGCCAGCCCAACGAGAGGAAGAACCGTTTGCACTTCTAGTAGCACTATCAACACCACGTATTTTACTGTCGGTTATACCAGCAGTTTGAGCCACTCTACGCAAGGTAGATGTGGCTCTGTCTTTTAAACTGATAATATATTCGTAGGCTTTCATCTTTAGGTTTCTGAGGCTTTCTTTTCCATTACTCTTATGTAATGAAGGTTTTGAACTTCTAGAGCCCAGTCTTCATCATTAAGAAGACCAGGACTCTGGATATGCATGTAGTATTTCAAATAGGCATCATACAGCCTAATATTAGAGAGTTGAAAGTCTTCAGATACTTCTATTGCCGATGCGTCATCGATGTCTATTACGGCATCGGCTAGAGCTTTTTTAAACGGAAAACTTTAGTATTCTGTAATTTCTCAATCGCTTGATACAAAGGGAATCTTACACTGGCATTTTTGCGATCTGTGAAAATATCGTCCTGATCAAGTACTATTCTTTCAAATAGCTTTTCTTGAGTAACAAATGGCTTTTGTGCTGGATTCTTTTGTTCGGCAATACGTAAGTCTTCACGTGTGATGATTCTTACCGTACACTTTTTACCGTCAACTTCTATAGAGCTTTTTCCATTTCCTAAATCTTCAATCACAGCATCCTCATACTCAAAAAAGTCTGCCATGCTTTTCTTAGCAGGTAAGAAGTAAGTATCATTTTCAATGATCTCCTTATCACCATCAAGCCAAAGACCCTTCAACATAGTCTCACCAAAACCTACTTGACCGTCCTTTTGCATAGCTACCATAGCACGCTTAAAGTCATTCATGTTAGGCTCACGCAAGTAACCTACTTTATCTTCACAAGGAAAGGCATACACACCACCATGCTCTTCTTTCCACGCTGCAATCTGTTTATCTGTAACCTTTGCCATTATGCTTGTCTTTTTACATCTAAGAAAATCACTGGTAATTCAATGATGCGATTCTTATCTCCTTGATTCATTCCTTTAGGCAGTTCTGTAGCTTCTACACCTACCCAAATGTCTACCACAGTCTGTCCACCATCGTTAGGAACGTGAGCCACGGCAACTTCAAAGTCTAGTGCTAGAAGATCATTGTTAGGAGCGTCTGCAATCATAGCTTCTACCTCACTTTGCCACAACATCAATTTCCCTTCATAGGACTTGTTACCTCTGGTGATCTTGTGCGGCTTATTACCACGACCGTAAAGAGGTTCTTTTTCTTGTTTTTCTGTGTATTCAAAGCCAGTCACACCTTCCAGTATTCTACCACCGTAAGCGATAGTAGTGTCAGACCATGAATATTGTTTGCTGCTTATAGGCATAATTAATTATCTATTGAGGTTGTAAAACCTATGTTAACGTCTATGAATTTTGCATAGCCTTTAGGCAATATGCTCAACTTAACTACCAGCGTGTCGGTAGAAAGTATGTTTTGTGCAGGATCAATATATGCTTGCACATCTTGAATGATGCCAGCGTCCTTCATTCCTAGAATGATTTGCGTCTCTACAGCACTTTGCCATGCTTTTACTACAGCAGGATGTATCTGGCCAGACGTACTAATCTCTACATCTTCATTAAGATTATCTAGTAAAGAATCATAAGCGATTAGAATCGCTTGATCAATAACCAGTCCTCTAGCCATGCTAGAGAAATCGTTATTAGCAGCCTTAGAAAGTGTTTGGTCGTCGCTTACATAAGCTCCAGATCTTCCTGTAAACGTTCTTAGAACCGTGTACTTTTTATCATGAATAGCATCGAGTGTGTCTTCATAGTCTGAAAGTGGCTGCGTACTGGTTAAGTAAGCAACGCCAGTTGTCAACGCGCCATCACGTGGTACTGCTGGACTGCGCTGTGTAGAAATTCTAGCAAATCTACCTAGCAAAGCGCCTACAGACGCTTCTTTGCTTGGGGTAAGTGAACCTAAGAACATCATGACAGATGTGTAGTTTTCAATACCGTAATCTTTAAGATCGGCAACTGTTCCATTAAATGCGTTACCAGATAGAATAGTTCTAAATGGA